TCAAAGGTGTTGATTCTGACCTCTCTCAATCCATCATCGCCACAACATCCACCAACGCTGGTATCGATGTGCTCAACCTCATTGTCCCAGGCTCAGGTTCATGGAACCGCGTAGGTCGAAAGACCGTATGCAAATCTGTCCGTATCAAAGGAAACCTCCTCTGGGCAAACGTGCCAACTTTTGCAACAGGCCAAGGCATGATTGCAACTGCTGTCCGAGGAGTCCTAGTCTGGGATAACGCACCTACCGGTACTATCCCGACCTACGATACGATTTTCGGAAGCACTCTACAAGCCGGAACTGAACAAGTCACCTCAATCTTCGATCCTGTGAAGTATGATGGAATGGAACGATTCAGAGTGATCAGAGAGTGGTGCTGGGAAGAACCACCTGTCACTGTCCCCGCCTTCGGAACTGGCCCCAACATGCAAGCCACTGTGTGCATCGACGAGTACGTCAAGCTGCCTGGAGGTGGCCTCGTGTCCAACTACTCTGGACAATCAAGCCCCCAAACCATCGCCGATATCTCCTCCGGCGCTCTCTATCTGATCTGGAGAACCACTTCTTCAACTGCCGGCGGCAGTGTGACTCTTGATGCTATGGCTCGTCTTCGTTATTATGATTAAAACCCATTGGATCAACGGAATAGCTCTCTTTCAGATCGCAGTAGTTTGAATCTGACGAGGTGTTTTTTTTAGTAAGAGTGGTTAGTGCTAAATGAATCCTCGGCGCTGCGCTAAGCTGATGTTTTTATCAGGCCTCGTCGCTACCGCCGTCTCGGCTAGAATGGACTTTAGATTTAGAAAGATAAGGGGTAGTTTTGAGTGGTTAAATATGATTGGTTAAACTTAAGGAATGTCAGAAGTCCCAAACATAACTTTTATATTAAGCGCGAATGACTATTTAAGTGACCAATCAAAAAATTCAAGAACTTTTTTCTTTTTTGTTTTTTTTAATTTAAATTTTTAAAATAAGTTTAATATCTGTGGATGTCAGAGAAATTTCAACTTAACAGCAAAACACTTTTCTTAACTTATCCACAGTGTGACTTTCCCCTCAACGATTTCTTGATTAACATCGAAATTCACTTCGGAGAAAATATCGAAAAATGCATAGTCAGCCAAGAGAGCCATATGGACGGAAACAAGCATCTTCACGCAGCAATCTGCCTGAAGAGGCCATACCGGACAAGAAGCGCAGATTGCTTGGATCATCTCGCGCTTCAACACCCCAACATCTCGGGGAGATTCAAGGGGGGGTGGAAGAAGGCCTTCAAGTATGTGATGAAAGACGGGAACTGGTTGAGCCTTCCCAGGGACTTGGACGTTCAAGCTCTTTTATCAGCTGGAGACAAGAAGACGGAGAAGATCTCAACTCTGGTGAGAGCAGGAGCTTCCTTGGATGTGATCGACGACCAGGAACCCGCGTATATGCTGATGCACCTTCAGCAGGTGCAACGCTACGCCTCCTTCATCGAGCTGAAGAAGAAACGCTCAGAATTTGCGACGGCCCAACTGAAGAAGGTCCTTGTCGAACCTGCCGAGCACTTCTCTACCGACTGGAACAGGGAGATTGCCTCATGGCTGGAACTGAATATTCGACAGAAGAGATCTCATCGTCAGAAACAGCTTTGGATCAAAGCTCCGGGAGGAGTGGGGAAGACGACGACGATTATGAACCTTGAAAAGTGGTTCAACCTCTCAATCTACTGGTGGCCTAAAGATGAAAAATGGTGGGATGGGTATTCCGATGGTGCCTTCGATCTGATTGTCCTTGACGAATTTCGCGCTCAGAAGATGATCACCGAGCTCAATCCAATATTGAGCGGTGACCCCCATCCTTGCTCAAGAAGAAATGCTCCTCCTCTGGTCAAGAGAGATAACCTACCGGTCATAATCTTGTCGAACTTCAACCCTATGGAATGCTATCATAAGGCTCACATGTCCCAACTTGCCCCTCTTCTCGACAGGATCGACATGGTCGAGATTCCAGAAGGTGGCCTCATGAGAATTCAAGAAAGACTTCCCGCTCCAATGTCTCCGACTGTCCTCTTCGACGACACACCTGAACTGCTTCAATCACAAAGTCCTCCGTCCTTTGCTCCCCTTAGAGCTAGCGCTATTGAGCGATCGTACACTCTCGCTGGGCGCACTTATCCAGGAGACCCTATTTGCAATTATGATTCATCTGACGACGAATCAGTTTGGCGCTATGACGCTGCCACTGCTAACTGGACACGCTATGAATAAAATTCATACTTCATTTTATTTGGGTTTTTTGCTTTTTTCGATTCTAGCCCTCTGGACTAGACCTCCGCACTGCGTGCTGCGGTAAAGACCTGCGGTCCTTAGACTCCGCGCTAAAGCGCTGCGTCCGATGGTTTTGGCGGGCTTGTGGGAGTGGGGAGTATGCCGACATAGGTAATATTAGTGCTATGTCGGACTCCCAGCTTGCGCCCTTCCGATAACGCTCCGCCCTCTCTATCCACTAATATAGTTATAAGTTAGCTTATATACGGAGATCCCTCCTTAATTGAAGAGCCAATCGGAAAATTCAAGAACTTTTTTCTTTTTTGTTTTTTTTTATTTTATTTTTTAAGTCAAAATTATTTTTGAAAATGCCAGGTCCCAGTCGATCAAGTTTGAAAGCAAGGAGAATCCCAGGCTCAGCCAGGACAGGTGCAACAGCTGTCGCTATGGCAAGAAGAATGTCCCAAAGACAAGGCAGACGTGATATGTCAAGGATTCCAGTAGGGTCCCTCCAAGCCTCACCCGCTTCAAGAATGCTCCAAACAATCAAAGGTGTTGATTCTGACCTCTCTCAATCCATCATCGCCACAACATCCACCAACGCTGGTATCGATGTGCTCAACCTCATTGTCCCAGGCTCAGGTTCATGGAACCGCGTAGGTCGAAA